ATCGCCCACCGACTATTAGGGTTATTTCTTAGGTGAAGTTGTAACGGATAATTCCCTTAGGCATCTTGGCGATTGTTGCCATGTAGCCATAGATCGCTACCTGTACCTGTAGGTTGCTTACAACGTTAACTGACATGTAAGCCTGTGGTGACTGGTAAACAGTAAATGCTTCTGGTGCAAGGATAATCGCTGAGTCATCTACTGTTGTAGTAGCTGCAAAGTTCTTATCGACATATAGATCTAGGCCAAGCACGTTACCGCGGATTGAACCGGGTTGAGTTAAGCCGCCTGCGTTCATTGGCTGAGATGCTGAGTAGATTGGGCGACCTGTTGTATCTGATGCACCCATAAGTAGTTGCCATTGAGATCCGTTGGCGATGTAGTTCTGTGCGTAGTAACCAGTTGCCTCATAAACAAGGCGAGCAGCTTCTGATGCGTAACCAATAATGCCTGCTGATGTAGCAGCCTGTGCAGTAGTTGCAACAGTACCTGCAGTAATTAACGCAGCATTAACTGTTGTATCAAGTGTCTTTAGGTAAGCATTTTGTAGCTGGTTAGTTAGTTCTGCATAGAAATTAGGGTCTGATCTTTCTAACAATTCTATGCTGATGGTATTCATGCCGCTGTACTTGTTTACAGTTCCACTTAGGTAAGCAGTTTCCATACCTGTATTTTGTACTGCGCCTGCCTCAGCTTCGACTGTAACAACAGGTGCTACGCCTGTACCGCCGCCTGCTGATGTAACAAGTGATGGCACGTTAATTGTCATGCCGCTTGCTGGTAATACGCCGCGTGAACATGCATCGATCGATGGTGTTCCGAAACGTGTATTTGTTGGAAACTCGCTTAGGTACTGTGTTGGATTAAATGCAGGGTTAGTGCTAAAAGAATCATCTGCAGCTGTAACGTAGAGCATTGATTCTTGGTTGCCTAGTGCAGCCTTGATCTTATGCTCTGTGTACTTTGCCATCGATGTAATTGGTGTACGGACTGTTTGGCTGTCTAATACGGATGGGCGAATAATTTGGCGAGCTGCTTGAACTGGTGCAGCCTCGACTGGTTTTTCTGCCGGTACATCCGGTGTATCAATAGGGGCTGTAGTCACAGCTGCCTCGCTTTCGGTTTCGGTTTCGGTTTCGATTTCTACGATTGTCGTATTGATCGTTGTGGTTTTTGTGCTGTTACTCATCGCTGCTTCTAGTTCAGCTTTAGCCGCTGCAATATCAGTTACGGCCGCTGAATCAAAAGCAGCCGACTCTACAAGGCTTACTTCTTTCAGGACTGCAGCGGTAACTAACAGGTAGCCTTTCATCTGCTTTGATGCGGATACATCCACACCAACGGATAAACCAGATACAAGGTTTTCCTGAGCTAGTACAAGTGCATCCTGTCCCCGGCTGCTACTTGAAATTTTAAAAGATGCATAAACGCCATCTGTGTTATCGCTAAAGCTTGTAGCACGGCCTACTGGCTTAGTGCTGTCATGCTGCATTAGCAATTTGATTTTTGTTGCATCTGGAATTGCAATAGATCCTTTTTCAAATACAACCGGGCCAGCAGACGTATAACCGACTTCATTGTATGGCGCGATTTTGCCTGAGATCATGCGGCGATCTCCATCGGCCGCCTCGATCGCGTTATTAAACGTTAAGTGCAACATTTGCAGTATCTCCTGATCCATTAGGTGTTAGCTGTTCCATCGATTGCGCTTGTTCAACATCGATCAAGCCAAGGTTTAACATTTTTTCTATTGCATCTAAACGCGCCATAGTATCTGCGCGTAGGAAAGTTTCATCTACAGCAAAGCGCACACGATTACCATGCGCGGTTATGTCATCCATGCTTAAACGATTTTCGATTGCGCTAATAAATGGCTGTAATGAGTAAGCCACGAATTCTTTACGGCCATCTAGAATATTTTGATATGTCATGCTGTTATTCATATCTGCACTTATGTAATAGGCAGGCACGTTCATTAAACGCGCTATTTCAGTAGCAAGGTATTGGCTACTTTCGTTATAAGTCATATCTTTAGGGCTAAAGCCAATATTTTGCGCCTCTAAAGTGCTAGTTAAATATGCGGTACTGCGATTTTGTCGCGCTGATTTCCATGCAGCTAGTAAGCCTTGTACCTGCGCCTCTGGTAGATCAGCCCCGGTATTTTTAAGGATCGTAGTCGCCATAGGTGTAGCAGCTGCGACTGCTGCAGCCTTTTGAATATCTAGCGCAGCTTGTATTGTGCGGCCACCAGTTTGTAATACGCCAGGCAGTAACGATTGAAATGTAACTAGCGAACCAATACCACCCATAGGTACGCGAACACCATTAACTGAGTAATACTCAACCTCATCGCCAAACTGATTTGTAGTTACAGTAACGCGAGTATTAGGGATAAATTCGAAACCAGATGGGCGGCCATCGTCTGCATATAGCGATGTAACACGCCAATAACCAACGCCGTAAAATAGCAAAGCATCTACTGTATAAGCCAAGGTAACGCTAAGCGGTTGGCGTATATCTGGTTGCTCTAGCCATACCGGGGATTCTAATTTCTTGCCTGTAGATTTTTTATATAGGCCTAATTCAATACTTGATATAACGCCTGCAATTAGATTGCGGCAACGGCTAACGCTAGGTACTTGTAAAGCTAGGCTGCGATCGATCGCAACGCCATAACCGTAATTTGATAGGCCGCTGTTATAGCTGTACATGCCAGCACCGTAAGTGCTATCCATAATGGCAGGCGCATATTGGGCAGTTACTTCTGCCTTACCCTTAAAGCCTAAAGTTTCCAGTAATCCCATAGGTGGGATTTTCTCAAATTGTCAAGCACATTACCGATTCTGTTCGGCGTGTCGTTAGGCGTATATCTTGGCTTCCTGCATTGGCTTAGATAGGTGCATTACCAGCATAGCTGCCGAAATTGGCGCGGCTACGCTGCCGCTGCTGCGTTTGCGGATAATACGCCAGGCCTGATCGTTACTTTTAGCAGCTACGTTATCCATGGACTCATTTAAGAATTCTTGATTGCCATGAACTACGCGCTTGTTATCTATGTAATCTTTAAAGGTCTGGCAGGCAACGTAGAACTGCGATCCTGAGCAGTCCTCTATTTTTACGCCTGAGTTATGTAGGCGATCGGCAATAGCCTGCCCGGTATATTTGTCAAACAGCACTTGCTTAGGCATCCAATCATCGCAGTAAGCCTTTATATCTACAGCAATCTTTAGCTCATCAATAGCGCGATCTGACTCCCAAGTCTTAACCAGGCTTATACCTATGCGGCCATCGGGCAATATAGCCCCAGCCATTAAAGCTGCGTGGCGTTTAGAGTGCGGCTCAATGTCAAAGGCAAACATCGAATACATGCCAGGCGACAGGATTAGCTCAGGATCAGCACACTCATCCCAGCTGCCAGGTGTCCACGGCGATAGATCCGTGCCTACCCACTTGCATAAGTTCTCAGTCATTACCGCGCTGTAATCAGATGTAGCAACTATCTCCTCGATCGCGGCCTCGGTAATTAAGTAACCTAAAGACGGGTTAGCCATCGCCCAGGCAGATCGATCCCATATATCGCAGCCATCGTGCGCGCTGTACTCGTAATAGCCCACCGACTTAGGCGGCTTGTTTAGCGATCTTTCGCGCATGTCATTTAGGACATGGCTATCTTTAAAACCAGCATTAGATGTATAGAACCGCTGCGAATTAGGGCGCGTTAAGGTCGTACTCTTTACGGCATCCATCGCCTCTGTACCGACATGGCGCAGCTCATCGATCCAAACTACATCGGCCGTTAAGCCACGGCTAGAGTCTGCAGTCGCAGCTACTACGCGAACTTCCGCGCCCGATTCTAGGATTATTCGGTTATTGCCATTAGTGCGCTTATAAGCTTTTTCAATATTGCCGCCCTTTACCTGGCTGCGTAAGAACTCGTTGCGATCAATAATGCCTGCCATGATCTCCAGCGACTTGGATGCCATAAGCATCTGCGAACTCATAATCAATATATTCATTTCGCCAAAATAGAACAGCCCAGCAAGTACGCGCATACGCAAAACGTGGCTTTTACCGGACTGGCGGCTGCAAACTAACAAACTAGATTTTTTTATAAATTGATCGTTCTCATCTATGGCGCACATATCTCGCAAAATTACGATCTGCCACTCAAGTAGGGGCTGGCCAATTTTCTCAGCTAGTTCAATGATGGCATTTACCTTAGATTTGCCTTCAAGCCATGGCGTATGTAATCGAGGCCTGACAGCCCCCGTAAGGGGTGGTGGGTTTTCTACCAGTTCTAGTTTCATTTCCTAGAGATTACCAGTCATCGGGCCTTTGTGGACGGTTTCTACCATGCTCGGGGATAAACAGGACGAAAAG